TTCAGGTCTGGAGGCACGATAGGAACCATGAAAGTTATTCTCATTTGCATCCTCCGTATTTTTTCAGCTTGCGATAGTAGGTTGTTTTGCCAATGCCAAGAGCAGCGCACGCTCCCGCGTAATCGTTTCCGAAGGCCGACGCTGCGTTCAGTATCGCCTCTTCCTCAAGGTCCGCAAGGAGGCGAACCTCCTGCGCGGGATCGCGGGGAATGTCATGTTCTGGCTCCGGCTCAGTCATCGCCTGGATCAGCAGCGGAGAAGATTCCAGCGCGTCAATGAGGCGGCTCAAGCGCTGCACCTGGCCGCGGAGAAAGTGAAAGTCCTGCTCCATCTGCTCGGGCTTCATGGGCGCGCCACCGGGAACTGCTTCCACTCGCGGCCATCGAGCAGGCACCCGGTAGATTTCTTGCCGACGCGATAGACTATTTCCTGAGCGCATCGCGGTCTATCGCTGTTTTGGAATTCGTGGGAAGGAGCAGGATCGTCCCAATCTTGCGGATTTGGAGTCACCTCTCCGTTTTCACATGGCCCCCACTCTCCCCACTGCTTGAAAAAGAACGGAACCCCAGCAGCCGCGCACTGATCGCGAAGTGAACGTGCCCAATTGGGATGCATGGGCCGCGCGCCCGGTCCACTCTCACCGCCCGCGATGACCCAATCGATGCCACGCACCCAAGGATCGTGAAATCCAAAAGATTTCACCTCCGGGCGAGATTGATCATGGTTCGTAATGCCAACCTGATCCTCGTGTTGGAATCCAAGGTATGCCGCTATGTTCACAGGCCCCAGCAGCGGCTCGCAGCTCACGAACCGCACCGAAGCGGGTGCCTGAAGCAGTAGCGGGATGCGCTCATCAGCGGCCGGCTGGTTTTCAACGGAAACACCAAGCCACACGTTGGGAAGTGGCCACTGAGGGTCATGAAACCCAAATCCACGATCAAAGGACTGCATTGCCATAACAACACGGTGCCGACGCCACGCCATACCTGATTCTTCGCAACGTAGAATGTAATCCCGCATCCGTTCTGGCCGCTTGGTCAGCACCTGGAAGGTATGCTCCGGACAGAGCGCCATCACCGCAAAGATCCGGTTGCGTATCTCGTCGGTCACGGCGTCATGAAAGAGGTCGCTCATCGAATTCACGAAGATGCGGCGCGGGCGCGCAGGGCAGTCGCACTTTCTAGAGTTCTCGCATCCGTAATCAAGCGGACCTGGTCGGCGATGCTCAACGAACGGACCCCACTTCAGCGGGTCGAGCAAATGCTTCTCGACCAGATCCACGCGCCCAGTCCAGCGCGCCTCGCCGCCGATGCGCGTTACTAAGCCCTCGTAAGGATGGCCGGGACCGCTGAAGCGCCCAGCCGTCATCTCGGCGTAGCAGTTGCGGCATCCCTCGCTCACACGCGAGCAGCCGCGGATTGGGTTCCAGGTTGAATCAGTCCATTCGATTCCAGTTTTAGTGCCCATTTACCACCTCCACATTGAAAGCTCTTGCCTGTTTGTCCTCTCCCTCGACGCGGCCGATCAAGCCCTTGACACGCGCGCCGATCTTTGGCAACTCCCGCTTGAGCGTGTAGTTTTTATGGCAAAACAACACTTCGCCCGCGTCGGTGTGCGCCCAGCATATGTCTTTGTGCGGAATTGCGTTTTCGATGAACCCGGTAAACTTCTCGCTTTGCTTGTGCATGGTTTCCTTTCTGTTGTTACAGCAGGCAATCAAGGTCGGCATCCGTCAGTCCAAGGTCGCCGTAGTCTTCCGCAAGGCGCTCAGGCTCGGCAACCTCCGGCGCACGCTGCTTCAGCCGCTCAATGGTCGCATCCACGTCCGCGAGAAACTTATCCGTCGCCTCGCGCATCTTGGCAATCTGCGCCTCGCACTCCGCGCGGTGCAGGCGAATCGTAAACTGCACGTACCGCCTGGGCAGGATCGGGCCGAACATCGCCGGATCGTTGCTCATGCCCCCGTCGCGCGAGATGAAGTCAATCCATTGCAGCGGCGGGCAGCACATGAACGCGAAGAGCAGTTGCGGCATGTTGCCCTCTGGAATCTGGCCGGCGTCGAGGGTTTGCAGGTGCGTTGTCGTCGTCGGACCTTTGATCTCGATTGCGCCATGCTCTCCAACGAGACCATCGGGGCTGTACGCGGTGCGCTCATCATCGCCGATGATAATGCCTACCTGCTCGACCATCACAGTCTCTTCAAGCTCGTAGGCGGCGCGGGCGGCCGGTTCCGCGAAGGTTCCAGCGCGCATCGGAGCTGAGACGTACTTGTCTTGAACCGCAATCCCGCTGAGGATCTGCGCGACGATCTCCAGGCGGTACAGTCTGCGCTTGCTTCCCTCTTGACTTTTCGCGGTCATATTGCCGTCTTTGTCTTTTGCGGTGAAATCGAGGATAGCGGCGGCGTTTGATGCGGTCGCGCGGCCTAACCGCTCTTGGTGCCAATCGTCTGTGCCTTGTGCGAAGTTGCGTAGGATTCTCATGCTCCCACTCCTGTCGGGAAAGGTGAAGGGTGCTCACTGTTTGGATCTGGCTCATTGGAAAGCATCATCTCTACCGCTAAGCACAAGCCCACAAGAACACATTTCTGTGCGTCCTTATTGCTCCATCCTCTGACAAGTTCAAGAGCATCAGTCGCCATGAACTCGTACATCGCTACTCGTTTCTCTGCGTTCATAGCGCCCTCAGTATTTGATGAAAAGGTGAAGGATTTCGCCAGCATTAACAGCGTCAATCAATTCCAACGCATCAGCTCTGTGCCACCCCAACTTCTCAACGCCCATAATTATTTCGTCGTGGATTATTTTGCGATGAGCTTCATCCGCTGCGCGCTCATTCTCGACCCGCTGACGCTCGCGCTCGGCAGCTTCGCGGGCAATGCGCGCTTGCTCGGCTGCGCGGTGCTCTGCGGCCTCTTTGGCTGCGCGGGCGGCTGCTTCCTCGCGTTCTTTGATGGAGCGCTCTGCGGCCTCGGCGCGGAGGCGGGCAAGCTCGATCTGTTCTGCGTCATACTTCTCGCGGCGTCCGATAGCGTCGAAGATTTGCTGTGCGGTATAGGCTTTGGCTTGCGCGGCGCGGGTCGAGAATTCCTGCCAGTCGCGTTTCTCGGAATCGATCTCGCGCAGCCGATCGCGCATCGCTTCGACAGTGAGTGTCTGCCAGTTTTGAATCGACCAAGGTCCAGCCGCTTCAATCTCGGCCAGCGCAGCCTCGTGCGCAGCCATGCGCTCTTTCTCAGCATTCTCCAGATCCGTTACCGGCTTGCGCACCTCGACCTTGAATGCGTCCAGGTCATCGCGCATCGACTTGCGGTCTGCGTTGACTGCTGTCACCACGGCGCGGTGCTCTTCGGTGAGGTCTGCGCCCCTCTTGTCGAGCTTCACCTTTGCGCTTGCCACGCGGGCGGAAAGCAAGATAATGCGCGCCTTGTCTTTTGGGATGGATACGTCGAGCGTGGCGAGTTGTGCGCGGACTTCCGCCTTGACCCTATCGACCATGGAGGCCAGCGCCCCAGGCGCGTAAATGAGTGAAGCTGGCGTGGTCTCGATCAGTGCCAGCGATGTGATGGGCGATTCCTCCGCGTCGGGCGCGAAGATTTCTGGTTGTGCGTGTGCTCCGGTGTTCAGTCTCACTAGATTCTCCCATCGGCTTGCAGTTCGCGGTACCGCTTGTTCTTGGCTTCCGCGAATGCGAGCGTTGATTTTGTATCTCCCTTGTCGTCTGCTGCTCTCTGCGCGGCCATGTACATCTTGCGCAGCTCCTCGCCGTCGCCAGCGTTGCGGATGTTGTCAAGGTGTGTGATGTGGTCGAGTTCGTCGAGTGCGCCGGGCTGCTTTCCTCCGCCATGATTACCGTCGTCGTCTTTCTCTTTGAAACGCAGATTGAAAATCATGTTCTTGATGTATCGCTTGGCATAGGTTACACCGCTGCCGACAGCCTGAACACGCGACATTACGCCATCGCCTTTTGGACCCTTGCCGTCGCATGGAATCGGGAGTGGATACTCTTTAGAGTATGCCCCCAGGCTCAGAACTCCGACCACGATAAACTCGTTGTCTTTGTCGGAGGCCTTCGGCACAAAGGAAAGCGTCATGCCTTCATCTTCGATCAGCTTATCGATCATGTTGTCGATGGCTTCAGCGGATGCGTAACGGCTGCGCGTCTGTTTATTTTCGCAGTCCTTGACAATAGGCTTGATCTTGTCTTGCATACGCCGCAAAGCTGCGTTGAAGGCGTCGCGGTCTTCATAGTCGCGTTGCTTGGCCATCTGCTCAAGGATACGGTCGGCTACCGCTAGAGCCTCTGCGCCACCGGCTTCAAGCGCTTTTTGAAAGGCGACTTGAATCATCTGCATGGGCTGCATCGGAGCGAGTTGCGTCGGTTCTTGTTTGGTGATTGCGCTATCGGTCATCGTCCTGCCTCCGCGTCCAGCATGGCCAGGCGCTGCTGATAGTCTGGGAAGTTTAAGAAGAAGCGCTCAACAAATGCGCGCCTTGCTGCGATCTGCTCAGGGGTGCTGACAGGCTGCGGCTCCGGCTCGTCGCGCTCCGCCTCGTAGTCTGCATCCGCATCGTAGTTGCTTTCGAGCGGCGCACAGTCCTCCGGGCAGGTGATGCCCAGCCATTCGTCTTGGGACTCGCCGCGATATTCGCGCGTCATAGCGCATCTCCACCAGGATCTCCATTGGCGAATCTCACCAGAATCCCGTTCTTGAGTAGCTCGTGGATGCGCGTATTTACACGGCCCTGAACCGACTGCATCGCCTTATCGAACACTTTATTTGTGAGGGTATTTGCCACGCGCTCGGCGAGAGTTGAAGCGGCCATTGCTACGGCTTTGTTGCGTACCTCTCCCACTACTTGCCCATAGCTCGTCTGCTGGCGCAAAACAGCCACCATTTCAGCAAGCACCGTATCCTCGGCCTTCTTGCGGAGCCGCTGGACAGTTTCTTCGTCAAGCTCAATGTTCATACACCAACGCCTTTCTGCTGCAATACCGCAGCCTGCTCGATCATGTCTTGCGCATCGCTCAAGTCATCGAAGCGCATCTGCTGGATGGGAACCACTTGGTATTGCGGCTCCTTGAAATCAGGCGCGCGCCATCTTGGCAACCAGCCAGGGCCGCTATAACTCAGCTTGTGCGCGGCACGCTGTAGCTCGGTAACGTGGGTCTGCTCTTTCATCGCGTCGAGCACGCTGGCATGGAAGCTGAGCAGTTCTGCGCTGATTTCGTCAAGATCAATATCCTCATCGACCTCGATAGTCATTGCGCAGAGGGCGAAACATGCGAAATCAAAGCGCATCGGGTGCCTGCTTTCCATCTGCCTTGGAGATAACCTCGTCTATCTTGTCCGCCATTTCTATAGCTAGACCAGGCGACGAGTTTCCATATTGATAGCTCCGTAAAGCGTGACTGGCAGCTATCAAAGAGTTGTACATGTTTGGCGCTTCGGCGATGAGTTGTGCATTAGCGCCTGATTCTCGCGCCTCGCAGTTATGGTTCTCATGCCACCCAAGATTGCGATTGGCAACCGTCGCCACCGGCCAATCCTTGCCGTTCCACTGGCGGCTAATGATGGGCGATCCCTCTACCCATCCCCAGGGTCCAGGCGTGAAGTTAGCCATTTCGGTCCGCCTTTCGCACGGCCTCGACCGCTGCATAGTAGCGTGCGACCGGGCATAAGCTATGATGATGTGCTGGGTTTTCTACCGGTCCGAAGATCACGCCGCATACGCAGGAGTGATCGAGTCCGTCTGGCATGACTAGCAGTTCTGCCATGGCGAGGCCAGAGTAGATGAGTTCGATTAGCGCGTTAGAGCGCTCGGTTTCAGGGGATGGTGCGGACTTGCGGAAAGAGAAGAGAGACATTGCGCGCCTCGTGTTACTTGGTTGATGGTGCGTGGAAATGAATTGCGCAGGAGCCAGAATTAAGGGGACTTAAAGTGTCGCTGTGTCTTCGCCCCGCGTACCCTTGAGTCTCGGCCTTGCGGCTGCTCTAGTCCGGGCATCTGGCCTTCACGTCGTCAGTATGTCTATGTCCTGCGCTGCAAGGTGGTCCACACCGATTCCGCTTGGAGCATAGTTTCATCCTGCGCAAACTTGATACTACTTAAGAGCCTTCATCGCTTCGCGCAGCAGTTCGATGACAACCTGCCGCAGGGACTTACCTTGCTTTGCCGCCTGCATCTTGAGGGACTTGTGCAGCGCGGCGTCGAATTTGGTGATGCGAAGTTCCATGGATCAACTGTAACACACATTGCGCACAATGCGCACAATTATTTTAACAAAGTGCGCATCGCGATGGTGCTGACCTATTCCTGCGATCCGAGCTGCGTAGATCGGGCCAATCCATCCCCCGTATGGACTCTTGCATCCAATCAAAGAAAGCCACAAGTACAGATCAGTGCGTTGCCACATTTTCCAAAGTTTCATCGCGGATTCCTTTCTCCGCATTTCGGGCACGCCTTGCGCCTCTCCCGCGCGCCCAGCATTGCCCCGCAGCCCGCGCATGGCTCAAGTTTGCGCGGCTGCGGATGCTCTTTGGATGTGCGCCGGTTAACCTCTGTGCGCAGCGTGGGAGTATCGACCCGCGCCAGCATCTCGGACACCAAAGCCTTGGCAACGCTTGCGTGGACTGGCGCGTCTTCGGACATTGCCAAAAGCACTGATAGTGGGACTCCGGTAATTTCACCGTGCATTAGCGTCTCCATTCGCTTCGCGCTGCGTATAACTCCGAGGGTGTTGGCCCAGGATGGTAATCATCGCTGAGCCACTTGCGGCCCTGCTCCATAGCATCAAAGCACCAGATGCAGGTGATGAGGGCTACCGCGTCGAGGATCAGGATAAGATGCGCGAAAATCATTTATCCCTCCCTGATGCTCGTTGAGCTATTAAGCCGTTGATGCATCTCTCCAGCGACCATCCCATTTCATTCCGCACGAGAGAGATAGCTACCGGTGCGTGGGAGATGTGAAAGGCTAAATTGCGCCAATCCTCTTGCGCTCGGATAGCGGGATCAAGATGCGGCTAGTGGAGTGTCCTGCGTAGACGGCGGCAGGACCGCTGCGACCATGCCATCCAGCAAGGGTTTCGGTCTCATTGCAATCCTGTAGTGGATCGGGATCGACAAACCCATCCCTCGTGATCATGTGGATTTCGCGGTTTTGGACTGTCACGGTTAGGGTGCTGGCAAAGCATGCTCCGTTGCCGTCACGGATTACCACCTTCATCGACTTGTTGCCGAGTTGCTTTGCTGTGTATTTCATTTTTTCTGCTCCTTATGCGGTTGAGTACCGCTTTCGATCTGATGTAATCATAGCGCACATTCCGGTGCGTGGCACAACTATTTTGTGATTATTTGCACTCTTGTGACGGCGCGCACAATTTATCTGCAAGGTGCTGTATTTGCTGTAGTTATATCTTGATGCGCATATAGGGTGCGGGAGTGCGGATTGCTCTCATCTCTCAACTTTGTCGCCACAACACGCGCGCGAAAAAACGTCAAGCATTCGATTCAGTTTGATGATATTGCGATATTTCGATATTCAGGCAAACTTCGGGTTTCGGGCAATTCGCGCAGAATCGCTCTAAGTTGCACAATAAGTTACCTTTGCAGCGCAATCAGGCTATGCTAGCATCCGCGCTCGGTCGTCACTCCGCGCGCATTGCAACGGCTCTCGCCATCGTCGCGGCTGGCCAGCTCGTTTGTCGCTGGATTGCCGCCCCCCGACCCCTGCCGACGCCGATCAGCGTAGTGTGTGCGCTGGCCGACCCCGGACTCCAAGAGGGATTTGCCTGGTGCCCTGGTGATCGCGCTCAGCATATCACGCCAGGCGCAGCGACGCTGAAGTGTGCAAGCGCACATAATCTGGTGCAATATCTGCCCACAAAACAGCGTATTTTGCACGTTCTATGCGCAGTACGGTCCCAGGCTGGCCGGCAGTTGGACAGGTTCGCAGCACGACTCGTGCGCCGATAGGGATTGCAGGTTGATCGCTCATGCGCAGATCGTATCATATATATGTAATTGTCTTGGACAGTCAAAGACAGTCAAAGATTGTCCCTCGTTGTCCTCAAATGTCACCTAGGCAGAGGCAGAGGCAGATATAAAGTACAAAAGCATTGTCGGCGCAAAAATCTGCGCCGACGCAAAAGCGTGTGCGCTATAATTCGTCCATGGAAAGCAGCGCCTGGAAATACCACTCAGATACCGGCCTGATCGAGAGCCCCACCGGCTTCAAGCTGGGCGACGGCTACTCAGGCAATGGCGCGGGTCTCAACAACCCTGCGATGGAGAGCGTGCACAACGTCGGCCCGATCCCGCGCGGTGCGTGGACGATTGGGCAATTTTTTGACGATCCAGGCGGCAAGGGTCCGGTCGTTGCGCATCTCATACCCTGCGATGGCACGGAGACGTTTGGGCGCTCGGGCTTTATGATCCACGGCGACAATTCCGCGTTAAATCACTCGGCCAGTGAGGGCTGTATCGTCGCCCCGCGCTTCATCCGCGACCAGATCACGCACGGACTGAGTGTGTGCAGTGTGCTGGAGGTCGTGTAAAATGGGCTTGATAAGCTGGGCCGAAAGGAAAATCGAAATGAAAATCGTTGCTGCACTGATTGAGCGAGTGTTCAAAAATTGGATTACGACCGCGCTGGGCATCTTACTGGGCTTTGCGGGCGTAGTCTCCGCCGTCTACAGCCTGATCCCCTCCACCGCCGTCTGGCAGGGCCACAACATCGCCAATACGCTCCTGGCTGCCGCCGGTGTCGCCGTCGCCCTGGCCGGCGCAATCGCCAAAGACAAGAACATCGGCATCAATCCGCCCACGCTGCCCACCAGGGTCGGCATGATCGTGCTGATGCTCCTGGCCGGGTCGATGCTCTGGCCGGCGAGCGTGCAGGCGCAGACCACCGACACTCCGACCGAGCTGCAAAACATCTACGCAGCGGGAGCGTCCTACTCAATCAATGCCAGCCCCTCCATCGCTGGCACCGCTCTGTATGCTCACTCGCTCAACAGCACAGGAACCTACGCATTCACGGTCGTAGATGCTCTGCCAGCCACGATCAAGCCGTTTACCGTCACGACCAACATCGGAGCCGGTATCGCGCAAAAACTGTTCACGCTCGGAAAAATCCCTGTTTACGTTCCCACAGCGGCGGGCATCAGTTGGAGCGGGACGAATACCGGCTGGCAGTGGTCGGGCGGCGGCCTCGCATCGATCCACGTCAAGGGCAATTACTACCTCATGCCATCCGTACGATTCCTCAAGTCCAGCGTGAGCGGCGGTACCGGATACCAGCCGATTCTGGGCTTGCTGGTCGCCTGGGGCAAATAAACCCTGCAATTTATAGCAGCCCCGGTGATGATCCGGGGCGAGGCCTAAGTGATGGCGTCCGAAATTTACGATCCAGAAATCGCCGAAGAAATACTTGTGCGCATGAGCGGCGGCGAGAGCCTGCGCACGATCTGCGCCGACGAGGGGTATCCATGCCGCAGGACGGTGACCCGCTGGGCTGTACGCGATACGGAAGGGTTTGCCGATCGGTACGCCGCGGCGCGTCGGGCCGGGGTTGAATCGCGGATTGAGGACGCGAACGAGATTGCCGCGGAGAGGCCAACGTACACCGATGAGGCCGGAGTCACTCGCATCGATGCGGCAGGCATCCAGCGCAATCGCCTCCGCTGCGACCAGGCTAAATGGGAAGCCTCGCACCTTCTGCGCGGCGGCATCAAGCCAAGCGCGCCGCTGGACTATGGCGACAAGATCCAGGCTGAATTGAGCGGAGAACTGGGCATCAAGACCGTGATGGTCGCCAATCCTGTCAAGGATGCAACGCCGCGGCCCGAGCCCAAACCCGACTTCGAGTCGTAGCATGGCGCATCCTGCGGTCATAGACGGCGTGCTGGACGCAGCGAAGCTCTGGGAGCCCACCGCAAAGAACAAGATCATCCGACAGTCCACCTCGCACAACCGGCTGCGCGTAGGCGGTACAGGATCAAGCAAAAGCTCAGACGCAATGATGGAGATCGTGACTGATTTCCTCTTGCGCTTCCCTGGCTGCTTTGCGCTGATCCTGCGAACGACGATGCCAGAGCTTGAGCGCTCGAACATCCCAAACTTCCGCGCATACGTTCCAAGCGATCTCTATACGTGGAACGATACAAAGCACATAGCGACGTTTTACAACGGATCGAAGCTGTTCTTTTCGCACATGCAGTACTTCACGTGGAAGGAGATGGAGGCGTATCAGTCTTCCAGTTTCCCGGTGATTTTCCTTGATGAGTGCGGAGGCATCCCCATGGCCGTGTGGGACTTCTTCCAGGCCCGCAACCGCGTGAACCCTGAATGCCAGCCAGACGCCAATGGAGAATATCCGATTCCCTGCACGCTGGGGGCCACGAACCCCATCGGCGCATATTGGGGCGAGTACAACGACCGATTCGTGCTCAAGAAGCCGGATGGATTGCCAGAGGGTAGCAAAACAGACCGCCATGGTCGTATCTGGTCGCCTGTGCGTGGCGCGGCATCTAATCCGCACGAGCCGGCCGACTGGCGGCTTGAGTATGATCCATTCGAGTGGGATTTCGTCCACAGCACAATCATGGACAATCCGCACATGCTGGCGAAAGACCCCGGCATCGTCGCGCGGCTGAACGCCATGCCGAAGGAACTGCGTGAAAAGCTGCTCGACGGCAAGCTGGACACGACGGTGGGTCAGTACTTCGACTGCTTCGACCCCAACTTCGACGTCATCAACCTGCGCGAAGACCCGGACGCAATCATCTGGCAGTATTGGCAGCCGCGGTGGCTAGGTTGGGACTGGGGCCGCGCGCACTGGAACTCGGTTGTGTGGTTCACTAAAGCGCTGGTGCGGCGCGCCGGGGGCGAATACAGGCTCAAGACAGTGCAATATCGAGAGTACGTGGACCGCGGGCGCGATTACGTTGAAATGGCGCAGATCGTCGCCAAGATGACGCGCCTGGGCCTGCCGGGTGCAACAGATGAGGACCGGGCGCAAAAGCGCGGCTGCGATTACCGCGCGGCCTACTTCAGTCACGAGAAGTTCGCCAAGCAGATGGAAGCGGAGTCGCCAGCCGCCAAACTCAGCAAGTACATGATGGATCTCGGCTTGGCGGGCATGACGCGGGCGACAACTGACCGCGTGGGCCGCGCAACGCTGCTCTACCACCTGTTCAAGGTGCGCGAATTCGCGATTCTGGACACATGCCCGGAGACGATCAAGGCGCTCCCGCAGTGCACGCGCGATGAGGACAACCTGGAAGATGTGCTCAAGGTTGAGACCAAGGGCGACGACGTTTACGACTCGGTTGCGTTGGGTCTGTTCGGCGAGTTGGGCACCCGTCCAAAGCCGCAGGAAGAGAAAGACCGCGAGAAAGTTGAGTCGCAAGCCGACGAACGTGGTAAATTCTTGATGAGGTATAAGCTCACGCAGGAGCGCGACCAACGCGAGGCGCGGTCGGAAGAGCGGCCACCGGAGAACTGGGAATGAACGAAGAACTGACAATCCCCGACGAAATCAAGGACTTGATAGCAGATCAAGCTGATTACGATGCAGGCTCTGTAGAACAGTTCAATCGTTCACTGGTTGAGGCTTTTGATCGCGGATACTCAGCGGGAATGAAATACGAGGCAGATAGTCGATGACTGAATCGCAGCGCATCGTACTGAACTGGAGCGCCAAGCTCAAGGCGATGGGCTGGCCCGATGAAGCAATCGCGGAGATTGTCAAAGGCCTGTGCGAGGCCGGTTACCGGGCGTGCATCGAAGAGATTCAGGCGCGGGCTGCGCAGACCGACGCGCTGATTGCAAAGGTGGCGAAGAATTGAATGATCACGAGAAATTGATTGCAGCGCTAAAGGAAATGCTCAAATATGGCGAACATGATGGGCCATGCGACAACGAAAATGACTTTGAGTATGGACCTTGCAATCTGCATATCGCAGCAGCAAACCGACGAGAGGTATCCGCTCGCGAACTACTCAAAGAAATGGGCGAGCTATGACCCTGCGTGAACTCTTCATCAACTGGCTCACGGCCTCGTGGTTCATCAAATCGCTTGAGGCGCGGATTATCGAGCAGCGCCAAGACTATACCGAGCTTATTGCCGACAAACAGAATCAAATCAAGCTCTTGCGCATTGAGCTTGCAGGCGCGAAACTGGAGTGCGATAGAATGCGTGCAGTGCTGATGCCGTTCGGGTCACCTGCTGGCGCGGCGTTCGCGCAGCAGTACCAGACCGGCAACAAGCCGCCCGTGGTACCCGCGTTCGACGGGCCGGATGACTGGCAAGCGGAACTCAACAAGATTTACGAGAAGGAGAAAAGCGATGGCGTTTCAGAGCAGCGACGGGAAGAAGTTCAGCAACCGGCCTCCGATGATGCAGCACAATCGTTCCATGGCGGCCAAGAGTAGCGGCGGCGCTGGTTTGATGGGACGCAGTGATCCTCTCCAGCAGCCTGGGCAGGATGGCGGCGGCGGTGAAGACCCTGAGCAGGGCGACATGCCCATGCACACCGAGCATCACGCCGAGGGCGGCCACACGACCACGCACACATCCGGAGCCGAGAAGCACACCGCGACCGCTGCGGAACTGGTTGCTCACCTGCAAAAGTACCTTCCCGAAGAAGAGAAGGAAATCTCGGACGATCAGGAGCCTGAATATGAGTAAGTTGAACGCACCCTTCAATAACACGCAGCGCGACGAGGCGCTGGTGGATCACGACAGTCGACTCGAAGTTCTTGAGTCGGCGATTCTCGCCATTCAAAATCATCCGGCGCTGTCCGTGCCGGCGCTCGTGGACGCCTTGCAATCCGTCGAATCGCCCAAGCAGGAGTAGCCGTGTACGGTACGAAGAAAGTAGACCTCGGCAAGCGTGGCTCCTTCCATATCAAAGAAGGAGCCATGACTGCTGCTGCGAAGCGCGAAGGCGTCAGCAATTCCGCCTATGAGCAGGAACACAAAGGCGACCCAGGAACGTCTGGCAAGCGTGCGCGCCTGGCCATCACCATGTCGAAATGGAAGCACTGATATGGAAATCCTTCCCGATGAGCGGATCCAACTTGACGAGATTTACGCTATCTTCAGGCGTGCGCTGAATGCTGGGATTCCAGTCGATGCGATTCAAGAAGAGCTAGAATCTGCGTATCGATCGCATATCATGGCCGCTCGGGAAGTTTTAGCTACGGCTGCGAAGGTGGCGCACTGATGGAATTTGAGAAGCAAAAGCCGATCATGGACGAATACCGGCGCGGGTGGGAGCGTATCTTCGCGCAGCAGGAAGCGCGGAAAAGTGACAAACGCGCGGTGCAATCGCCCCCTGCTGGTCGTGGGAGACGCGCGGGAGAAGACGACCAGCATTATCCAAACGGATGCCCGATCTTGAGCGAAGGTCCGCAGAGGGATGATTTATGAGTCCGTTCGTATCCAAGGCGCAACGCGGCTACTTCGAGGCCAATCGTGGCAAGCTCGAACGCCAGGGCGTGAACGTGGGCGAGTGGGAAGCGGCCAGCAAGGGCAAGGAACTTCCGGAGCGCGCGAAGAAGCAGGACGTAACTCAGATGCGCAAACCGCTGAAAGGTTAGAATGGCTGACTCGAACGATAACCGCACCGATGCGCCGATCCTCGACGAAGAGTACCAGGAACTTGACGAGTTCGATCCGGCCAGCCTGCCACTCGGCACGTTCGCCGCATTCGATGTCAGCGACGAGCCACTCTGGACCGACAAGGACGGCGAGCACCAGATCACGCAGGACCAGAAGAATGCCATCAAGGCGATGGTCCAGGCTGCCGCGCAGGCTGACTCAGTTCCGCACCGCATAGAGATTCAGGGTGCGTGGATGCTCGAACTGCTCGACCGCGGATTGCAGCGGATGCGCACGACCAGCGGCGGTGGGTGGGAGCCATTCTATGGCAGCCGCACATCATCCATGGGCATGTATGGCGCGCAGCAGTCGGGCGGCTACTACGATACCAACGTCATCGGCGAGAAGAACGACACCATCACCTCGCTGCTCTCCTGCGAGATTGCCAGTTCTACGTTCTACCCTGAGAAACCGGGCGACCCGGATGATGAGGTTTATGCGCAGCAGGCCAACTGCCTGAAGCACTTCTGTGCTGAGGAAAACAACTACGGAGAACTCCAGGCAGAGGTTGGTCGTTATGCCTGTACAGACGAGACCTCACTCGGCTACACGCGGCCCGTGGCTGACGCACAGCGCTGGGGATATGAGGACAACGCACCTGACGTTGTGCCCGAAACAGAGGACGGTGAAGATCCCGATGCCAAGAATGCAGCGCAGTCCAAGCGTCCCAAGATTCGCACCCTCACCAACATTTATGGAAAGCTCTCGCGCAAGGTTCCGTTACTCGCCCGCTCCAAAGCTGAATGGGCCTATGCGATGCTGGCGCATGAGATCGATATTTCAATCGCCAAGGCGAAATGCCCGTGGGTGGCGAAGCAGATCACCGCGGGCGACATGGGCATTGCGGAACTAAAGCTCGACCGCCTGGCGCGCCAATCTGTACAGATGGCGATGCAGAGCCAGTACGCTACCGGCGACAGCCTCATGCGCGACGTGACCGAAACCTATGTCTGGTTCCGGCCATCCTTCTACATGGACGAGTCCTGCCCAAAGAATCAGCGTTCATGGTTCTGGACCAACTTCCCAAAGGGGATGCTAGCCGCTTACGAGTCTGGAGTTTTGGCCTGGGCGCGCAACGAATCAATGGACGAGGTTCTGACCGAGTTTCATGCGCGTAGCGGAAACGGCCAGAACCGGCGCGCGCTGACCGAGAGTTTTGCCGGGCCGCAGATGCGCCTGAATGTGCTGGTTGACCTGCGCGATGAGTTCTGCCGCAAGTCCATTACCCGCGTCGGGCTCGACTCCGCAATCTGGAACGTGGACAAGATGCGCTCGTCGAGCGTCCGCGCTGGCGTCTATGAACCATTCCTTATGCCAGTCGGCCAGCGCCCCGCCACTGATACCGTCGTACAGATTCCAGGCACCAGCGGCACCCCAGACATTACCGCGTTCATCGATTGGATCAGCGGACCGCTTGCCGAGCAGCTTACCCATGCGCAGCAATCTATGAGCGGTAGCGGCGACCCAGCCGACCCGCAGCAGACGGCCACCGAGTATAACCGCAAGGACAAGAATGCGAAAGCCAGCTTTGGAGAGTGCTGGCGCAATATCCTGCGCGGGTTCGCCAACATCAACACGCAATCGGCCGCGTGGAATGCGCGTGTCCAGCCGCCAAGTGCAAAGTTCGATTCTAATTTCCCCGGCCTTGGCCGCGTCACCGCCGAAATTGCCAAGATGAAGACTGGCGCTGGAGTGGCGCGCGCCGATGGCATGAGCGATTCGCCCGAGTCCTGGGCTGATCGGCAGGCCGCCTGGGAAAAGGCGATGAGCGACCCTGACCCGGCCATGGCCTCAATCAAGAGCGACCCGCAGAATATGGCAGCCGCCAAGCGCTTCATGCCGCCTGGGATGGTGCTGCCGGGTGTGGACGCAGTGGAGAAGCAGCAGGCGGAGTTCGATATTCTGCTCAAGACTGCGCCGATGGACAATCCGCAGTTTGCCAAGATTCAGCAACTCGTGCAGCAGGGAACCGACGCGCTCCAGCAAGGTGCAGCGCAAGGCATCGAGCCTGACCCGCAGCAGGTACAAGCGCTACAGCAGGGCCAGCAGATGATGCAGCAGACGCCGCCCATGATTTCTAGCGTCCCTGTGCGCGGTGATGGCAGCGAGAATGATGCGGTTGAGGCGCTGATCTGCCTGCGCATGATGAACTCAGCGGAAGGGCGGAGGCTGGCGTCGAGCAAAGACAAAGACGATCAGGCGCACTTCGCCAATCTACATATGCACTGGCAGCAGCATCAGTCCAGCGCAGCCAAACTCGCAGCGCAGAATCAGCAGCCGATTCAGCCGCGTACATCGCTCTCGGTCGCGGTGGACAAGCTCGACCCGCAGGCGCAAACCAGCGCACTGCAAAAGATGGGCGTTGCAACCACGCCGGAAGCGATTCAGGCGCAAAACCAGCTTGCGCCGCATGAGGTTACGACGACCGAGCGCGGCGTGGGGCCGATGGGCAGCGAGATCGAGCGCAAAACCAGTGTTGTGGGTAAATCAATCAGTTAGGACGGTAGCGAATGAGATATTTCCTAGACACTGAATTCAGCGAACTTGGACCATCGAAACCGATTCAGTTAATTAGCGTCGGTATTGTCGCAGAAGACGGGAGAGAATTCTATATTGAGAGCAGCGAATGCGACTACTTGGAAGTTAATCCTTGGGTTCGTGCAAATGTGATACCAGGCCTAAAGGGAATCATGCTCCCACTTTCAGAGATCGCTGATCGAATCCGGGCATTTTGTGGTCTTGTGTATGGAAAGCCTGAATTCTGGGGATACTACGCTGATTACGATTGGGTGGTTTTATGTCAGATTTTTGGATCGATGGTTGACCTTCCAAAAGGATGGCCGATGTATTGCCGAGATATTAAACAGATGTGCGATGATCTCGGAAACCCAGAATTGCCAAAACAGGGAAAAGGCGAGCACAATTCCTTGGAAGATGCGCGATGGAACTTGAAGGCCTACGAATTTCTGAAACTGAAAAGTTAGGACGGAGCAAATATGCCAGACGAAGGAATGAGTGCAGTAGCGGAAGTGGTAGAACCTGTCAATGCGGAAGTTGATGCAGGGGAATCAGCAGAGTCAACAGGCGCGGATGATGGCCAGCCAAAGGTCAAAGAGGGCGAAGGTGAGCGCCAGGACAACCGTCACCAGCCGGACGCGCTCAAGAAGCACATTGCCGACTTGCGCCGCCGCGCTGACTCGATCACCGATCCTGTCGAGAAGAAAGCAGAACTCGACCGCATCAAGTTCCTGTACGACACCAGCGGAAAGGCGCGGGGGTATGAGCAGCAGTTCTCGACCGTACGCGAGGCCCGCGAGGTCAAGGCGCTGCTTGAGTCTGTCGGCGGTCGCGAGGGCGTCACGAAGATGCAGGCCACGCTCAGCGAGATTGAGCAGATCGACCGGGCGCTGTCTACTGGTGACCCGTCCGTGGTTGACCGAATGTGGGATGAAGCGCCTGACGGTATGCCTAAGATCATGCCCGCGCTGCTCGACAAGTTCGCCCAAGCCAAGCCGCAGGAGTACGAAAAGTTCATCGCGCCGCGCTCCATCGGGTACCTAGATCAAGTAGGCTTCCCGCAGGCATTCGACCGCATGGTACAGCTTTATGACGCGGGCAAGACGGACGAAGCGCAGGCGATCCGCAATGAGCTGATTCAATGGGTGAGTGGAAACCGCCAATCCGCGCAACAGCAGAAGCAGGCAGACCCGGAAGTCGAGCGCCTCCGCGCAGAACTGGCCAAGCGCGATGAGGGGCAGGAATCACAGAAGATTGACGCAGCCTACAACGACGTAGTGAACCACGCGGGAACGGTCATCGATCAAGCAGCGCGGCCATTCATCGGGAAACTAGGGCTGGACCGCGCAGAGAACGCCGCATTCCGGCAAGCGGTATGGAATCACCTTCAAGTGTCCCGCAATGAGCATCCTGACTTCAAGACCATTGCGCCGGCCAAGCAGCGCTTGGGCTACGACAAGTGGACCGATTACGCCAATCGCTGGACCGACGACAATGCCGAGGCATCCATCCGCGCCGTGCTCAAGACTCCGCCATGGAGCCGCATCGCGTCGAGCAAAACACCTGTGACCGCCGTCACAAAATCACCAGCGCAGGTTTCCGTGCAGAAGGGAACCGAGCCGAGCCCGAGCGAGATTGATTACGGTCCGAAGGGATTGCAGGCCGCGCGAAAGGCTGGATTCAAGGACCTGGGCGACATGCTGCTGAGTGGGCAGGCTCCGATGAAAAGTGGCGGGATTCGCAAATGGAGGTAGAATGGATTTGCGCGGAACCGTGGGTTCGATTCCCACCCTCGCCCCATGCTTCACCGGCTAAGGCTTGGATAGGCTAGCAAGGTCAGACCGCCGCGCAATTTGACAGGATGTGCTAATATTTCACCAGCGATGGAACCGCTTGAAAAGTTCCAGCCTCCCTGGCTCTAAAAGGATATGTTTCACCCCGGAAGAGGAGCGCAACACTCCTTAAAGTCAATGGCTTCCAGGAATGCAGTAAGGCGAAAGCCTCATTTCATTTTCTGGAGTCAATATGCCTACCCTCAATGAAGCCGCAACAGAATCAATCGAACTTGAACAGGTTGGGCGCGAAATCGCCATCCTGTGGCCGACCTTCCGTGGCCTGTACAACGAATTTCAGAAGTCCGCGAAGAAAGTCAACATCGCCAATGTGACGCAGGCAGCGGGAACCACCCGTTCAGCCTGGCGCGAAACCATGATCACGCAGGGTGCGTCGGGCATCAGCGTCGGCACCGGCGACGGTTCCGCGCTCGGCTCCGGCACCGGATCGCAGACTGCATCCTTTGCGATGGCCCCGATCTGGGCTTTCAACGTCACGCAGTACACCCGCCTGGCCGAACTGGCCACCAACGGCGCAGAGCGCGCGGTCGAGTCCTTCACCAAGACCGAAATCAAGCGCTCGATCAAACAGTTCTACAACGGCATTGAAGGCCTGATGAACGGCGACGGTTCCGGCGCATTCGATCAGATTCCCGCGAATGCTGTTATCACCACGGGCGGCTCCGGCGTCACCACGGCAGTGATCCAGGGCATTCAGTGCACCGCCGCTTTCGTCGATCAGCAGGTTGTACAGATTTTCCCGTCCGAAGGCGGAACTTCCCGCGGCAACGCGACCATCAGCTTTGTCAGCGTCGTTGAGCAGAAGCTGAACTTCTCGACCGCGCTCCCCGCCGGGACCACGCAGGGCGACTACATCATGGTTGCCGGAGCATCGGGTGCTGTTGGCTCGTCCGTCCTGGGCATCCCCTACTGGAATACCAACGGCAACGTTGGCACCAAGGGCGGCTTGACCATGGCGAACTACCCTGATCGCCTGTCCACTCCAGTCATCAACCTTGGCGGCGCGCAGATTACTCCCAGCGTGGCGCAGAGGGCCTTCGTGCTGCTTACCCGCGCACTGGGCGATGATGCCGAGGAACTGGACAAGGGCGTTTGGTACGGCAAGCCCGAGCAGGTTGCCACCATCGCCGCGCAGTGGTACTCGACCCTCATCACGCAGAACAGCGAAGGACGCGACGGTGCGCAGTTTGACCGCGCCCGCAGCGGAGTTGCGAAGGAGTTCGGCGACAGGCCGTTCATCTACTCCAACACCGCCAAGGCCGGCCGCGCTGATCTGCTCTTCCCCGAAAACTGGTCACTGGGCGAACTTTGCCCGGTTGGCCTGTATGACTTCGGCGGAGGCAACACGGTCATGCCAGTGCCCGATACCAGCGGCAACGCGGGCGCGACCTACCTAACCGCCAAGATGTTCGTCTACGAGTGGGGCGGCCAGGTCTGCAATCGCATTCCTCGCCACGGCCTGTTTGTCACCAACGCAGGCACCATGCAGATCTAACCCAACCAGGGGCGCGCGCCGCGCGCCCCGCAACCTTGAAAGGACGGTTTCAAGATGGAAGTTCAAGACACACGCGCAATCAGCGGCCACAAGCCAGAAGCACCCGAAGTAGAGATCAACGGCACGGTTGCCGGTTTCGTTCCCGCATTCGACCGCATTCTCGTTAAGCGCCTTCCCAAGCCACCCGAGTCAATCAGCGGCATCATCCGCCCAGAGATCGTGCAGGAGCAGGCCGCCCGCGGCTTTGTCGTTGCCGTGGGCGAAAGTGCGCACCCACTGCCGCCGGTGGGCGCAGTTGCCAGCTTCAGCAAGTTTGCCGAGGAAAAGCACTTCGACGACGAGGGCGGCGACGAGTATGCGCTCGTATGGAATGTGGACATTCGCGGGTGGCACAATGCGCCAAATAACTGATAGGCAATATGGCGCGTTGATGATTGCAGGGAACCATCTTGCGAGTTTTCTGATTCAAAACAATGTTCTTCCAAATCACTTTACGACTTACGGGGAAGTTCTCGAATCGCAAGGCATGAATTATGCGGATGCGTGGGTTGGATGGAAGGCCATCATGGATATTCGCAATGAATGTGAGGCCAATAATGCCTGACGTTGAGCGCAGACGCTGCCCGGAAGCCTTCCAGGAACTGCTGACGCGGCATGTTGGCCTGAACCGCTTCGGTACGCCCAACTTCATCATCGCCTGGGGCCAAACCTTCATGTATACCGCTGGCGGCGTATGGCCGAAGCCGCATGGTGACGGTTATTTTGGCTATCGCAAGTTGCCGCTGTCCAATTCCAGCTTCAGCGGGCGCGGGATGCCCTGCTGGATGATTCTCGAATGGCATCCGCCGGAGGACTACAGTTCGCCGGCAGCCTACTACTACGACAACCGCGACGACCTTACCGGCTTGCAGACCTTGGGCGAGTACCCGCACCAGGGCCGCTACGAGATCGCCTACCGCCTCAACTCGCAGGAGTTCCGAGACGGCAAGATGTGCGTTGCAAACTACCATCTCGACGGCTGGATTTTCGATATGCTGATACCTTGCATTCTCGAAGGCCAGAAGATGGACATGAAGCGGCGCTTGCAGTTCCTGCGCGAGACCGATGAGCGCGAAGAAAAAGAACAGGATCGGAAGATCGACGACGCGATTCATGCTTCAAAGCGCCACCCGCTACCATCGCAGGTCGATGACCGCGTGCGATTGATTCAGCGGCAAATGAGCGAAATGCTCAAGACTTTCGGGCGCATCCAGCCCGGATTGAAGGTTGGCAGCATCGCTGCCTAAGGAGGACGGGATGTGGATTAGCAGAAAGCTGGCAATTTACCTGAAGACGTGGAAATGGAGCAAACAAGCCCCCAAAGGCGGTTCATTTCTCGGCTGGACATCGTGGAGTAACAAGGCTATGAAGGGCACATCTTTCTATCAGTATCCTTCGTGGACATTCAACTTTTGGATTGGGCGCAGAATGTTTTGCGTCTCTCGCAACGCAGCTTAGGAGAGGACGGCACCATGGCAACGCAGACAATCATCCCAGGATCACGAATTACGGCAGGTGCTATCAAGGATGGCCCCGGCGCGCACGAGAAATCCATCTACCTTGACCCCGACCAGATGCGCCGGGGCGAGTACACGGTCTACCTGCACTCGATCTCGAAGCGCAGTTTCGAGCAGCCGCACCCGATCTATCGCAACGTGGTGATTCCGGCGTGCCCGAAGGATAAGCGCTACATCACCTTCATGCGCATCACGCATCCGGTGCAGATTGCGACGGTGGACCCGGACAACGTGAGCGGGCCGCTGAAGTGGTTCTTCGAGAACGCCAAGCGCGCCGCGCTATGCGTCTGCAATCCCAGCTACGTCGGCAACGACCTGGCGGCACAGGATAAGGAAATTGCGAACGAGTACCAGATTGCCTCCAGCGAAAGCAACCTCACGCAGCAGGGTGTATTTGCCTCGCTGAACGAGGTTCCGACCGAAGAAGAACTGAAGAAGGCCGAGGGCCGGCGCACTGCCTATTACAAGCGCATCTTCGAGGAGATGAACGGGCTTTTCCGATCAGACCCGAAAGTGGCGCAGGAAAGGCTTGGGCTTGACCATCACCTGGCTGCCGAGATGTTCGCAATTGATGTGGACTGGCACAAGCTGACCACGCCCAAGATTGAGTGCCCGAACTGCGGCGAGAAGATCAAAGAGAGCATCGCGTTTCATCGCGTCAACGGCGATTTGTGCGTGCTGGACTGGGAGCGGGCATATCTTGCGGGCGCGGTCAAGAAGGATCAGGTTCCCGAACCGAAACGCTGGTGGAAGGAAGAAAAGAGCAAAGAGCAGCTTCGGCAGGATGCCGTTGCGCTCGGAATCGAAGTCGATGCGCGTTGGTCTGTCGAGACATTGCAGACCAAAATCAACGACGCGCTGTCGGCTTAACAAGTTCTGGGGCGAGAGAGTCGCGCCGCGTCCGTCCCGCTTAAGCTTCACTCGGACCCCAGATTCAACAGGAGTTGCGCACATGGCCAATGTCGTTGTTGATGTAACCAGCTTCCCGACCGTCCAGACGATCACCAATCTGGTGCGCTCGGACATTCGCGACGACATGGCCGGCTCAACCGACACGGTAGGCGAGGGCCAGATTCTCGTTGACAACCTTGCGACCAGCGTCACCATGGCCAATTTCTTTAACTCGGCCACGCGTGAGGTATGCCGAAAACTGCGCATCGTCGGCGCACCCATGCTCATCGCCGACAACTACATCCTGAAGAACATCCCGCCGATGAATGGGCCGCTGGGCTTCCAGGTGGCTGACCCTTCCGTGCAGGTGATGATTGGATTCAACGGCTACTACGACGGCACGCAGTGGCACAATGGCGCGGGGAACTCCTGGCAGCTTCCGCAAGGCTGCTATCAGGTGCTGCGCTGCTGGGAGCGGCAGACGGCCAGCCAGAACAACTTCTGCGACATGGGCGAACCTGCGAACGGGCTCGCGGGCGTCTACCAGACCTGCGGATTTGGCCGCTGGGAGTGGCGCCAAAACATGGTTGTTCTGCCCGGATCGCTCGATTACCGTGACCTGCGCCTGCGCTATAAGATGATCTTGAACGCGATGTTCGTCGCCAATGCGAACCCGGCAACGACCTACCTGCCCATCATGGGATGCGAAGAGGCGATTGCGCGGACCATCGACCGGCTGTATGCGGCGCGCCAGGGCGGCGCAGTCTACGAGATGCGCAAAGCTGAGGCGGATTCCGCGATCTGGGACTTACTGAACGAGGAAGTTCAGGGCAAGCAGGGAGACAACTACCAGACGCTTGCATACGGCTCAGAAGCGCCGCCGGTACTGAACGGCGGTCAGTAGCAAACGCACTATCAACCATGAGAGGACGGAAATATGAATCCCTTGGAACAAGTAATCGCAGAGGAAAAAGCAACCTACGAAAAGATGAGAGCGCAGCAAGCCAACTGTGGGCAAGCTGCAGGACTCGGAAATATGTGCCGCGAGAAGCAGGAGACGACACGCGAACGTCTTCAGCGCAGACTGCGCAATTCCAATGATGAGCATGTTCGCTTGAATCGCGTGCTCGATATTCTTGAGCGTCATCCCGAGTTCGAGGAGTTTCTTGAGGTGCTTCGCTCAGACCTCGTTTAGTCCACGGCGCGAGGAGCGCCCTAACCGAAGCGAACGGTCGAGGAGGCCGCGCAAATGGCAAATCAAATTTTCGTCAATCCGTATCCCTTTGGGGGCGTAGATTTTACAAAGAACTCTGAGATCATTAATGGCTCTATTGTGCTGGCAGGCGCAGCAGTCGCCTCGGGTGATCCGCTCAATTGGCAGAACCTTGTAACCGGAGTTGGCTACAACGAAAAGAATTTTGCGGGCAATGGCGCAAATCTCAACACAGGTTCGGCATTGGTTACCGCCTTTTCTGCTTCGGGTGGGACCGTCACTGCAATTGCCGCGAATAACTTCCCGGCGGGCGCGAAAATTGCATTTCTTGGAAACACTTCTGTCCTGGGTCTTCTGTTGAACGGAACGACTGCGACCGTGCTCACATCGAGTGCGACCCAGTTCACGTTCACAAGTTCTGCGACCGGGACGGGAACCAGCGAAGTTGGTCTCGCAGTCAACATTTCCCAGGGAAGCGTCTTACCGAATGTCAACTCACAAACCAACCTTACAGCGGCAATTACCGCCCTTTCCGCATCGGGTGGAATTGTCACCGTGACTGCTGCAAATTCATATCTTCCAGGGGCCAATATCACGTCGTTCAGCGGGTTTACCGCAGGGCTTGGCCTGGCTCTTCAAAACGCAATCGCTGCCGGTGCAAACTTTACGGTTATTCAGTCAACCGGAACCGCCTTCACTTTTGCTTCAACGGCAACAGGTGCAACGGGAACTGGGTATGTTACAGCTTTCAACGATCCGCAGCCCTACGCTGTGGATATTTGGTCGGCTGGAGCAAGCGGGTACAACTATTCGTACTCCGAGCAGACGGGCGTTCTTTTTGTGCAACAGGGGGGAGCCTCTGTATCTAACCCTATGGCGAACCTCCCAGCCGCAGCCTATCCTGCGGGCGTACTGGCAGACATTATCAAGTTCACCGCATACTTCCAGAGAGGATAGCGGATGCCCGGTCAGCCGGTTGTTTTAGATAGTTTCGGTGGACTTGTCACGACGGCGCGCCCGGAGGATCTTCCCGAGGGCGCATCGCCGCGCAACTGGGACGTTGATTTTATCGTTGGACGCTTTATCCAGCGGCCCGGCTGCAATAGCGTCTACGCGCTTGCACAGGCGGAATATGGGCCAAACGGCGGCACGTCCGCTACGACTGTCGACACCGGCTCCGCGCCCTGGGCAAATCCGGCCAGTATCCTGCTCGACAATGAAACCTATGCCACAACCACGCTGGGCGGCCCCGCTGCTGCCAACTATGCGGTCCAGTCCATAGAGATTACGCAAGGCGGATACTACACAACCAGCCAGACGCCCGTGGCCACCCTGATTGGTGCTGGCGCGGGCGCGATAGTCAGTCTGACCGTCGAGACCATCACGCCGAGCATGGGCGCACCCTACAAGACGGTCACCAGCGTGGCTGTGGATATGGGCGGCATCTATACCGTCCCGGTCACAATCGCATTCTCGGGGGCTTCCACTGGCAATGACGCTGTGGGCGTTGTTACGATGCAAGTTCTGGCCTCAACATTTGCGCTGTCTGACATTCTTCACGTGACGGGATTTGTGCTGCCGATTACATCCACCTATCAGATCAACGGTATTGGCGTGAATCCGCGCGGGTTTGCTCCGGCTGGTGCAACGATATTTGCGCAACTGCTTAAGGCTGGAGTTCCTGTGGGAGATGTGGAAAGTATCGCTCTGCCTACAACAAATGGATATGTCGCGCTGGGAAGTCCAATTGATCTATGGCTTACAACCTGGTTGAACACCGATACCGACTCGCCGGGGTTCGGCGTGAATCTTTGGGTTGGATCAGCGTCAGCATCGACCGTTTCGCTCGATTACGTCGAAATTGTTGTTTATGGATCTCCGAAGAACGCGAATTTCAATGGAATTGGTTCGGTCAATCTGAATCAGACAGACCAAACTACGCTTCCGCTTGATGCAAATGGGCTGACATGGAAAGAGGACGCAAGTAACAACCCTGGGATTCTTTATCTTGAGTCTGGAATCCCGCCTGTTATGGTGGGCAGCTTCCTGAAGGCTATCGATGCTAATGGTGTTGCTTTTATGGCCTATTCAGACCTCACGCAAGGAACCGCGCAGCCGATGCAGTTCAATGGCTCATGGTGCGACCGCATCACGCAGGTTGGACCGGGAGCGCCGCCGGTTTTCACGCCACAGCAAACTACGTCGGATACGTTCTCGATTACCAGTATCACGCAACCGGCGGCAAAGAGTGGAGCAACGGGGTGCTACTACCTACAATCGTCTGGGCCGGGTTCCACATCCCCCGGAAACGTGGTAACGATCTACTACAGCGATTCCACTAACTCAAGCCCACCGGTAGATTCCGATCTCGTTGCGGCATTCAACTCTGGTAATCCGGTTTACCTCTGGATCACTTCGACAGGGTTCCCGGTCACAATTGGGCCTTATTGCCAATTGGTTACATCCATTGGGGAAGCGAGTCCTCCGGGGCAACCGCGCCAGTTTTACTACTTTACGTTTAACGTCACCAACAATGCCTTCACCGAATATGCGGGGAGCGGGCATCCTGAACGCGTGGTGACGTACCAGCGCACATTGGCGACTATGCAGACGACAGTGCCGATCCCTGGTCTTACTGTAGGAAACCAGATAAATATCGCTGGAAACTCGGCAAGCGGATACAACAATGTCTGGCCTATCGCGCAGACGCTTGACTCCGGCGCGATGGCGATCACTTCTACTTCGGTGACCGGAGGCGTAGCAACCTACAATTTCGCGGTCACCAGCGGTGCTAACCCAACGGCTGGCGAACTGGTCACTGTCACTAATACCACCAATGCAAATGGCGCTTTGAATGTCACCAATGCCAGCATCGTCAGCGTGACCGGAGGCAGCACGGGAAGTTTTACCGTAAATGTGCCGATAGCAATAAATTATTCATCGGTCCCTGAATCTGCGCAGGCGACCACGGCGGGTACACTGTTTGCTTTTGATCCGGGCGTCCCAGTGGTCAACACTTCTACGAGCCCCATCTTTGGTACTGGGACAGGAGGGACTTTGACGTTTGAAGGGGCTGCCGGCCAGTTCATCACCCCTGGAACAAAGCAGGGAAGTGTATTCTTTATCACGCGCAATGGGGCGGTGACGCGGCCCGCGCCGACTTCTACATTTGTTATTCCATCAAATTGTGGAGCGATCCTCTGCGCTCAGATTCCAGTAGGCCCCCCCAATGTGGTTGCGCGTGGGATTACCTTTACGGAGAGTGGGCAGAATGGCGTAGCAGGAGCGAACTTCTACTACTACGACACGCCCGCATCGTTCTATGTGAACGGCATCAAGTACATATCTGATGCGCTGATCATCCCGGACAACACGAGCACGACTGCAACATTCTCATTTTCAGATACGGTGCTTCTCGCAAGCGATGAGATCGATATTCCCGGCAACGACTATTTCAATCTGATCGAGCTGGGCAATCCTGTATGGATGTTCCAGTATGCGAGCCGGATGCTTTACGGCCTCTGCCAGACGAAGATTCAGAATTTCCTGAACATGAGTTTCGATGGGGGATACCTTCCTACAGGCTCCTCAGCGCTTCCAATGCCGACAGGATGGAGCGCCCCAGCAACTAGCACTGGCATGGGCCTTGTGCAGTCGTTGGACTTCGGCAATGCGTTCCGAATCGTGAACCCAGGTATTTCGGCGTGGACGAATGCGCAGGTTCTCTTCCAGTCCGCCTACCAGGACTATTTGAACGTCAATATCATCCAGCCGAATACCGCATATTCGGTGCGCGTGAAGGCGCGTTCAATCGACGCGAACGGGCAGACGATCACGATCCAGCTTCCTACTTACGCGAATGGCGCTTTCTCGCCTTCGTTCTCAGGGTCAGCGTCATTCACCTTCAACCAAGGAAACTACGAAATTCAATCTTCTCCACTGGTTGTCGGAAATGGTCTTGCAACGGTGCCGACCACTCTTCAGCTTACGCTGGGCGTAAACGCGCTGGCGGTCGGAGCGGGTGTTGAGATTGACCGCATTGAAATATTCCCCACAAACCGCCCAGTAGACACAACGACCATCTGGACCAGTTACGCGGGAAAGTTTGAGTCGGTGGACATTAACACAGGCCAACTCGGTGTAGGCGGGGACAATGCACAGGCAGCAACTGGCGCTTTCGAGATTCTGGAGCAGCTTTATATCGAAAAGACCAAGTCGCTATGCGTAACGCAGGACTCTCCCAATTACGAGCCAAACAACTGGCAAGTGCGCCAGGCTAGCGACCGCGCCGGGGGCGTGGGGCCGAACGCTTTTGATGAGGGCGAAGAGTTCGCGGTATCTGCCAGCCGAAACGGGGTCTACTTCTTTGACGGAGGTAAGCCGCAGCCAATTCTACGCGAACTGCAGAACAATGCAAAGGGGCTCAATCTCTGGGAGTCGATCAATTGGGATGCTGGCGCGTCCATCTGGATTCGCAACGACCTGAACAACCGTCGCCTACTGATCGGGATTCCCATGATCACGCCGAATCCATGGCTGCCACTTGCTGCCGCAGCAACCCCCACCAGCCCAAATATCATTCTGATGTGCAACTATACCGGCTGCCCGACCGGCGCAGAGATGGCGGACAGTAGTGAAGTACATGTCACGATGTTTGGTGACCTGAAGGCGCTCGACATGCGGCGCAAATGGTCTTTGTGGCAGATTCCCTGCCCGGTAGCTGAATTTGTGCCGCGGGCGGATGGGTTTACGACGCCGCTTTTCCTCTGCAACGGGATTGCCTCAAGCAAGATTTACCAGCTTCTTCCCGGCGCGGCAGATGGAAGCGGCCAGAACACCGATGATGGCGCGGCGATCAATTGGAGCTATACCACTGCCGGAATGATCAAGGCGAAGGCTGGGCAGCAGGTTCCCAACCTGGGAGCACTGCGCAAAATCTGGTACTACCTCGCGGTGACCATGGAGGGCCTCGGGCAGGTTTCCGGAAAGCTCTATTCGAACTCGCTGGGCGCTCTTCCGCGCAACACATTCACGATTCCGCTGCCATTCACGCTCAGCTCCCCACAGCAGAACGACCAGGAGCGCGTGCTCGAGATCGGCGGCCAGCGGTTGTTCATCGAGTTCAAGTCTGTCGGATCTGGAGGGTATGCAGAAGTTGGTCCCGTTATGCTCGACGGTGAGATGGATAAGGTTTCGCCGCATCGCGGGGTGTCTTCATGAGTGCAAAAGAAAAAGGTGTCTTGTCTGGTGGCCGCGCTCTCACCAAGCTGATTCAAGAGAACCCCACGCATGGCGCATTGCTGCAGAAGATCATCACCGCGGTCAACACGCTGGCGGAAAACACTACCTCGAGCGCTGTTGGCCGCAGCACTGCTCCGCCGCCCATCAATGCGCTGAACGTCAAGGTAGCCGGCGAGTATGCCCATGTGACCATCACGCACACCGGGAACATCCAGCAGGGCGTTCATTACTTCGTCGAGGCAGCAAACAACGCCAATTTCATCGGTGCGCATCCGATCCACTTTGGTACCAGCCGGACGCGCGACCCGATCCATTTGGCGGCAAACGACGATTCCGGCACTCCGCAAAAGTGGTATTTGCGCGGGTATGCGCAGTATCCGGGTTCTGACCCGTCCACGCCGGTCAACCACGGCGGAACCGAACCAACAGCTATCACGACAACGGGAACAACTCAGTTGACTTGGCAGCCATCAACCGGCAGCGGAACAGCATCGAATTCCGGCCAGCAGGCGGCTTGGGGATTCGGGAAGATCGCGCGGAGGCAGAAATCTTGAACGGTAAAGGGTTTAATTTGCTATCATCAAATCGGCATTGGACGGATGCTCGCGGGGGTGTCGCCTAATGTTTGGTTTTGGCTCTGGACTCGGAACAATTGCCAAGAACGCAGCCACGACTGCTGGAGACGTAGGCGCTGGCTATGGAGCGAACGCTTCCACTGTCAATTCGCAGCTCCTTCCCTTCCTTACCCGCGAACTGAACAATCCGCAGGGATACACCCAACAGCAGACCGGCTCGATGCTTAATCAGGCGGAGGCTGGAGCTGGTGGCGCCACGTCGGGGCTGAATACTGAGGCTAATCTTGCCTCGGCGCGGAATCGTAACAGCGGGGGGTTCTCTGGTGCGCTCGATGAGGCTGCCCGGACGCAGCAAAAGGCGCTTTCAGGCACATCATCTGGAATCGCCGCGGATAGCGCCAAACTCCAGCAACAGAATCAACAGTCGGCAGCGTCTGGCCTAAGCAATATGTATGGGCAGGATACTAGCGCGCAACTGAAGGCGATGGGCCTTGTGGCTCCCGATGTGAATGCGGCAACCAGTGCCAATTCTGCTCCATGGAACGAACTAACTGGAATGATCAACGCAGGCGCAAATGCGGCTTCTGCTGCCGCGAAGTGGAAGTAGGATAGAGGCTATGAGCACGATTCCATACTTTCTTCGCAACCCGGCACTTGACGATCAGGCTCAGCAGCCCATGACCATGGCCCCGGCTGCTTCGCAGGGGATGGCCGCGCCGGTCGTTCAGCACCCCATGCACGCGATGGTTGCTCCGATTAAAGGAGCGCCACTGTCTTCGATGCTCCCCATAGAAGACCCCGGCCCGGAACCCGCTGCGATGAGCCAGAGCGACATGCAGGGCATGGGGAGCGATCAGATGGCCGCACTTCCAACGTCCAAACAGCCAACTGTGCGCACCATTACCCCCATCGAGCGCCGCGAGGATGAGCTTACGCAGGGCATGACAAAGAGGCCGGAGGGATTTTGGCAGAAGTTTGGTCACTACGCAGGGATGGCTGGTCGCATCGCAGGCGACATAGTTGCACCTGGGCAGACCGAAATGATTGTGCATGATCTCGGTAAAGAGGGTATCGGCCCGCGCGCAAACGAGTTCCGCAATCAAGAGATGCGCGGATTGGAGCAGCAAAAGAGCCAGCAGGCCTTGCAGGGTGCGCAGACGGGAAATCAGCAGGCGGAAACAAATCTGCACAATACGCAGGAAAAAGCCGCGCAGTTGGTGGAAATCAGCCCTGAAGAAGCGCAGTCGATGGGCAACCCGGCGCTCGCGGGCGAGCAGGTTACGCAGGGCGTTTACCAGCACCTGTTGACGAATGCCAGCACCGTGCAGGGGCGGCAGAGCGTAGCCAAACTGAATAACACGACAAAGAGCGACATTGCGGACGCGAACAACCTGACTAAGGAGAAAATCGCATCGCTCAAGCCTGAGCAGCGGGATGATCGTGCTATTCGGCTACTTGCAAAGCCACCAGACCAAAGAACGCAAGAGGAAAACGCCTACCTGGGTGGCTATGCTCGGATGATTGATATGAAAGTTACGCAGCCGGGTATAGCGAAAATGAATGCGCTTAACGCTGGCCGTCCGGCTCAGACAGTGGATGCAGATGGCAATGTCCATTATGATTTCATTGGACACGCTATCGCAACCGGTGCAAATACCCCGGCCAGCATGAATTTCCGCACGGCGGCCGGCATGGCCAAGTTCATGACCTCCGGCAAGGGTGGCCAGACGGTAACCGCCTACAACACGGCGAACGATCACCTCGACCTGCTCGGAAAGGCAATGGATGCGCTCCAGAATGGCGACGTGCAGGGCTTGAACCAGTTGAACAATTCCTTCAAGCAGCAGTTCGGGTCCGCTGCGCCGACGAACGTGAACGCGATCAAGGCGATGCTCGCTGGAGAACTTGCGAACGTGGCCAAGGTGACAGGCGCAACCGATCAGGAAATCAAGGAGCAGAAAGACAACATCAACCGCGCGGCGTCGCCTGAGCAGATCAAGGGCTTCATTGACACGAATCACGATCTCATGGATCAGAAGGCCTATGAGATGTACCAGCAGTACCAGCAGGGAATGCAGGGGCAGCCAGCGTTCGGCACCGGGCGACCGCTCAAGGGACCGGGCGGGGCTGGTGCGGGTCCGAAGGCGGGCGATAAAAAGAATGGTTTTACGTTTGATGGCACGGGGTGGACAAAGTAATGCCGCAATACTACGACCCAAATACGGGAAAACCAATTGCAGCCCCGAGCGCACAGGGAGCGGGAAAGCAATACTACGACCCCGACACCGGAAAGGCCGTTCGAACTCCTGACGGCCATGGTGAAGTTTTGCCCCCCGCGCCGTCCATGACCGCCAATCCGCGCGGCGAGGGAACCTATCCGATGTGGGACACTGCCGGGAAGATGCACCAGATTCCTTTTTCCGCAGTCAATTCTTACTCCAAGCAGGGATTCAAATTTGACACCAACCCCATCAAAGACCCGGCGAACAAGGACCGCAACGGCCTAGACCCATCGCAGGCATATCAGAGAGACTTGAGCTACGCGACGACCGGTCCGGGGCATGAAGCGGAATATGCAGCTTCCGACAGGAATGCTCCGCTCTTCATGCAGGCGGTCAGCGGAGTAGTGAAGGGTATTGGCACGCTCGGCAAGCCGGTGATGGATGTTGTCGGCAGGGTGGGCAGAGTTCCGCAGAGCGCGATAAACAGCAGCCTTCAAGCGCAAACGCCCATGGAGATGGCGGCAAAGGTTGGAACTATGGGCGCTGTGGCCGCCCCTGCCGCAATGATGGCTCCCGCCGCAACTGCTGGTGGTCTAGCTGGCGGAGGCCTCGGCGCGGGTGCTGGGCACATGGCCGCGAACGCGATTGGCGCAAGTCCCGAGAACGCCGCGCTCATGGAAGACGCTGGCGGCATTCTTGGCGGCATCGGAGGCGCAAAGCTGGGCGGCCCAATCTATGATCTTCTGCCAAACAAGGCACGTGCAGTCAATACCCTCAATGAAGTGTCGCAAGCGGCCAAGGATGTTCCTGTGCAGATGACGGCAACAGACCCGGCAGTGGGAGGCTTCAAGCAGTATGTCGCCACAGGTGGACGCGGCACGCCGGTAATCAACAAGCTGGCGAAGCGCATGGCCGCAACAGACGAACAGGGGCCGTTGATGTTCCCTGAAGCGCGCCAATTCTACACGAACGTAAGCCGTTCTTCGGCGCGCCCCGGATTCCTACGCCGCGCAATCGAATCGCCTTCTTCCCCCGACATGCGCAGGAACCTGGGGAATGTGCGGGAGGCGATGAGCAACGATCTGACCGATACGGCTGGATCGGTTGGCATGGGCGACAAATACACTCAAGGAATGACGGAATACAAAAACGCGGCGAGACTCAATCGGGCCGCAAAGGTCGGCGGCACAATAGCCGCTGAAGAAGCTCTCAGGCGCAGCGGATTACTCGGCAAGATCGCATCCGGCGCTGCAAACATGGCAGGAAGATAAGGAGCAATAACCATGCCCACGATGAATTTGAGTGCGTTCGCACCTCTACCCGAAGTGGTTCTACCCGGTAAACCAGCGTACCTCTACGGATCACTCGCCACCGACACGCAGGATACGCTTCTGCAGGTGACAAACGTCGCGCTGACGAGCAACGTCGCAACCGTGTCGGTCTACGTCCGCGCGGGCAATATCCCGGTTATCGGCAACCTGATCTCGATTGCGGGCACGCAAGGGGCCAGCGGCGCGTTCAATGTATCGTCAACCGCGTTGAACGGCGTCACGATCAGCGCCACTACCGGCATCGGCACAGTTACCTTTGCGCTGACCCACGCTGACGTTCCAAGCGCGGCGGACTCCGGGCAGGCCCTCGTACCCATCCAGGAGGTTCCCGAGACGCTGGCTGCCAACACGAGCGTGCCAGTCTATATCCCCTCGCAGGAACCGAACGACATGGGCGAGAAGAGCATCACGACTGCGGTCACCTTTCCGACCATGCCCACCGCGGTCACGGTGAAGCTCTACTCTGCGATCAACCTGCCAAAGAACCTTCCAGGCGCCGCGGGTTCCGAGTGGACGCTGGCCGGCACGGTGGCGACGGTGGCGGCGTCCGCGCAAAGCGTCGGGCCTCTGACCACTTTTGACACCTCTGCGGCAGCCGTAAACCTTGCCGGCCGATTCTTCTGCCTGCAAGCCACGGGCCTCACGGGTACCGGCACCATCATTGCAAAGCTGATCTCGTAAGGGAGCGCATATGGCAACCTACTACCGGCGCGACGACGATGTGCAGAATGGCCTTGGCGAAGCCATGCCCAATATCGCCGTCACCTATTACGCGCAACCGGGCGGCGCGCTGGCCGCGATCTATGCAGACTCAGCCGGGACCGTTCCCATTGCAAACCCGCAATACACGAACGGCCTGGGGCAAGCTGTGGCCTATTTGGCGGCGGGAACCTACACCATCACGTTTTCTGGTGCGCAGATACAGACGCTCACATATCCGGACCAAGTTGTAGGCGGGGCAGGAGGTACGCCCGGAACGAATACCCCGCCGATAACGCCCGTTCCGGCCGCCGATGGCACCGTGCGTATTTTCACTCTTTCTCAAGCTCCCCCCAACCCGGTAGGAGATCAGTTTTTCGTGGCGGGTTCACTGGTGAAATATGGCTTGGCCTACACCGTAAGTGGAACGACACTCACATGGATCGCAGCGGTGCCGCCGCAAGAGGGCGACACAATGGAGTATTTCATCCTATGAAAAAGATTCTGTTTTTCCTCGTGTTCTCGGCTCTGGCGGCGGCGCAGGTTTCGCCTCCGTCTACGCAGTCACGCGTTGCGGGTCGATTCGTGGCCTACAACTACGGCCTATGGTCGCTGCCGGTCTACACAATGCCGAGCGGCACCGGATCGCAGACCTTCACGCTATCGAACTCGACTGCTCGATTGCAGGACGGGCGCGTTATTATGCCGTTCGCTGTGAATGCCCCGCTGCGCGTTGGAACCGAGACGGTGACCGTAACGGCGGTGGGCGCAGGCTGCATCATCAATTCGACCGTCATCGGCGGCTGCTCGATCACGGCGACATTCACCTTGCCGCACACAATCGCTGATCCCGTCGCTTCGGGAACCTGGGGGCTGCAAGAGGCGCTGAACGATGCCGCGGCGTCCGGCGGTGGAATCGTCGTAACCGACAGTGCGTGGGCGTCCCTAGGAGGCACTAACGCAATTTCCAATGCGGCTACGCTGGGAACCGGAACCTTCATCGAATCGATCTCTTTTGGATTGCCGCCAAGCTCAATCCCCACAACCGCTTTTTATCTCGATGGGGGACGCACAGACAATTACACGCCTACTGGATCGCAGATGCTGCCGTTTAAGACTCTGGACACGCTGGCTGCTGGCATCGCCGCATATGTTGCGGGTGGAGGAACTGGACCCAT